GCCGTTTGGTGTACATACTGATAGACGATTGCGGAGGCCCTTCAAGGGCCTTTACCGCATCGACGCGCGTCTGCAGAGCCGGGCTCTTAAGCGGAATAGGTCTTCCCTTCTCAGAAAAATATCTGAGGAGAGATTTCCATCCCGAGAGTTCGTACTCTTCCTTCTTCGGCTTGAGCGACCACACTCTATGTTCTACCCTTTGGTAGTCATGATTGTAGCGCTTGCGTAGCAAGGATGTCATGTCTGGCATACTAGCTAATGATGGGCAAGGAAATTCCTCGCTTACATGAGGTAGAGGTCCGTAAATTTGGACCAACCACTTCGCGATATACTCGCTAGCCAACGTATACCCCTTCTTGAAGTATGAGTTCTCGTAAGAGGACCAAGCTTCAAGAGTATCAGGACAACGGGCTGATGTCCAAACCTTCCGTAATCGGACGGGTGTAACATTATGACCCTTATATGAGTCAGTGCCACACGATTCCCTAAAGAATCCTTGGGTACAAGACTTGGGGCGATTGATTTTAAAACCAAATGTCTCCAAGACTTGGATCGCGTACTCGGCTTGCGCCGTTGGAACGACCACATCATCACCGTACACAAGGAAGCTACCCTTAGCCTCCTCATCTAGACCTGCTCCGCGGAGTAATGCGTAAACACTTAAGGCCAAGAAGACAAAGCATAAAGCTGAGCCCATTGGCGCAAATTTGTTTAACATTATTATTTCTCCGTTCGGCAGCGTCGTGCTCGTTGAACGAGTTGCCATCGCCCATTCCACAACTTGTGGGGGGAATAGCAACTCAACCAGACCGCATGATAAGCGATCACTCGCCTCTTGGAGGTCGAGTGTAGCATACATGCCATTGGACAAAGGAACGCGAATTTCGCGCCCTTCGTTCTCAGACCATTGCCATTTCCATGGTAATGAGCCTTTCAACGCCCCAATCTTATTTGGGGTTTGGTCTGTGAAATGAACGTTCATCCTCGTAAGGGGATGCCGTTCAACCAGGCTAATAAGCTCTCGCATCAGTCCCTGTTGAATCCATTGGTTTCCCAATGACTCTTCAGAGATCAAACGAGGCTTGCGTGAGTCTTTCGGAACAAGGACAACCTTGGCCGGAATCTCACCGAGCTGCAAGAGTTCAAACTCTTGCAA